GATGACTTTACCGGGCAGCAACAGCTTGCTCTTGCGCGCATGAAGCGTCGTGTTGCATGGGAACGGGTCGAATGATGACCGACGCCGCGCCGCCCACCGGAGCAGAGGGCGAGATCAGGAGCGAGGCGGAGAGGATCAGGGCGTTGGAGCGGCTCGAATCCGCCGTCTGGTCGTTTCTCGACATGCGCCCGACGGTTGGACCGCACGACCGCGAGGCGCTTCGCCATCTGGAAGCGGCGGCGGAGTTGGCGAAGCAGGCGCGAGATTGATGCCATGAGCCGAAGTCGCGTGTCCTGCCGCTCCTGCGGCGCGGACCTCGGCGCCATCAATTCGCCGTCCGGCGTCCTCCACAGCGGCGCCGTCCAAGCGGTTGCGCTGGATCGCGATGCGTTGCTCGTTACGCTTCATTGTCCCGCCTGCGGCTATACCTTTACGGTTCGGGCGCATCGTCTCGCCATGACGGAGCGGGCGGCGTGATAAAGTAAAGCTGACAGATGAATGATGGGCGCTGGCTGTGAGCCGGCGGGTTGAGCGCGAAAGCGTTCCCCGCCGGCTCATTCGCATTTCCTGAGGGCGCAGATGACGAAGGCCCCGACCATCAGAACCGATCCCGCGAACGCAAATCGCGGCACCCAACGTGGCGACGGGATGCTCGAACGCTCCTTGCAGCAGTACGGAGCTGGACGCTCGGTCTTGCTCGACAAACACGGGACGTTAATAGCCGGCAACAAAACCGCGGCCAAGGCAATGGAGCTCGGCATCCCGATTCAGGTTGTCGAGAGCGATGGGCATACGCTCATTGCGGTGCAGCGCACCGATCTTGACCTCGAAACGGACACGGCGGCAATGGCGCTCGGGATCGCCGATAACCGCGTCGGCCAGGTCAGCCTTGAATGGTCGCCGGACATGCTGCAACAGGTGTTCGACGCCGGGGTGGACGCGAACGAGTTCTGGTTCCCCGAAGAACTGGCGAATCTCTTTGACGTTGAGCCGAACGACCCGGCCCCGGTCGATTCGGCGGGAGTGCCGCCGCGTCTGATCACGTGTCCGTCGTGCGGCGAGTCGTTCAGCCCGGACGGTGTTTGATGGCGCGCGGAACTCCCATGTGTCGCGGGAACTCTCTTGAGTTGCGGTGATGAAGTGCACAGCCAAGAGCAAGCGCACTGGCTTGAAATGCAACGCGCAGGCCATGGCAAATGGCAAGTGCTACCACCACGGTGGAGCGCAGCCGTCGGGAATCGCCAGTCAGAACTATGTCACGGGCCGGTATTCCAAGGTCATGCCCAAACGCCTGCTCGAAACCTACGAGGCGGCACGTCGCGATCCGGACCTGCTCAATCTCTCCGACGACATCGGCGCGATCGACTCGCGGATTGCCGACGTGCTCACCCGGGTGGAATCGGGCGACGCGGGCGAGACCTGGCAAACGCTGGAACGGGCCTGGAACGATTTCCGCATCGCTCAGGCTGCCAAGGACGCGCCGAAGACGCAACTGGCCATAGCCACGATTGGACGGACCATCGAGACCGGCGCCGGGGATTGGGCGGCGTGGCGGGAGATCCTCAACCTGATCGAACGGCGGCGCAAGCTGGTCGAGTCGGAGGGCAAGCGGCGGTTGCAGATGCAGGACATGACCGACAACGCCGAGGTGATGGCGCTGTTGCAACGGCTCGGCGACGCGGTGAAGCGTCATGTCCCTGACCGCGACGCACTTCAAGCCATCCAGAGCGAGATCAGCGCCGTTCTCGGCGGAAGCGTTCTTCGTCGATCTGCTCGCTCCGACGGGACGTGAGGGACGGCATGTCGAATCGCTCCCGCTCGCCCGCGACTTCCGCGCCTTTGTGGCGGCCGCCTGGCACGTCATCGAGCCTGCGACGCCGTTCATCCCCGGCTTCCACCTGGACGCCATTTGTGAGCACCTGGAAGCGGTCAGTCGCGGCGAGATTCGCAATCTGCTTATCACGATTCCGCCGCGCATGTCCAAATCGACGTTGGTCTCGGTGATGTGGCCCGCGTGGGAATGGACGCACGCGCCGGAAGAGCGGTTCTTGACCGCATCCTACGCCGCCACGCTGGCAATTCGTGACGCGGTCAAGACCCGGCGCCTCATGGCCTCGCCGTGGTACCGCGACCGCTGGGCCGACGTGTTTGCAATGGCGGGCGATCAGAACTTGAAGCAGCGGTACGAGAACGACAAAGGCGGGCATCGTATTGCAACGTCCGTGGGCGGCGCGGCGACCGGCGAGGGCGGAAGCAGAATCGTGGTCGATGACGCCAGTTCCGCCATGCAGGCCGAGTCCGAAACGATGCGGGAAGCGGCGCTCGATTGGTGGGATGTGACCATGAGCACCCGCCTCAACGATCCGAAAAAGGGCGCGCGCGTCGTGGTCCAACAGCGGTTGCACGAACGCGACCTCGCCGGGCATCTGCTGGCGCAGGGCGGCTACGAGCATTTGAATCTGCCGATGGAGTACGAACCGACGACGCACGTGACGGGCATCGGTTGGAGCGATCCCCGCACCGAACCCGGCGATCTCCTGGCGCCGGAGCGGTTCGGCCCGGTGCAGATCGCCGATATGAAGTTGCGGCTGGGAGCGAGGGCGTACGCGGGACAATTCCAGCAGCGGCCGGCGCCGGCCGAGGGCGACATCCTGAAGCGGCAATGGTGGCGCTTCTGGCGCCGGGCCGGGTCGGCGCTGCCGCCGGTCCGCGTCGCGATGGCCGATGGCCGCGTGGTCGAATGCCCGGTCGTCGATCTGCCCGGCGCGTTCGACCGGCAGGCGCAATCGTGGGACATGACGTTCCGCGAGACCAAGAGCGGTAGTTATGTGGTCGGGCAGGTGTGGGCCGCGTCCGGGGCCCGCCGCTTTCTCCTGGACCAGAGCCGGGCGCGCATGGGCTTTAGCGACGCCTGCGCGGCCGTTGTGCGCCTCTCCGAGCAATGGCCTGAGGCGACGGCGAAATACGTCGAGAACAAAGCGAACGGCCCGGCGGTTGTCAACGCATTGCGGGACAAGATCGGCGGCTTTGTCGAGGTGCAACCGGACGGCGGCAAGGAAGCGCGCGCGAACGCGATCCAGCCGGACATCGAAGGCGGCGACGTCTATTTGCCGCATCCCGAGCAGGCGCCGTGGGTGTGGGATTTCATCGAAGAGTGCGCCGCGTTTCCGAACGGCGCCAACGACGATCAGGTGGACACGATGAGTCAGGCGCTCGTCAAGATGCGCCGCAAGAAGCCGATCGCGGCGTTCGACCTGAGCGGCATGGAGCGGGACAACCCGTTCGGAGGCGTGGCCTAGATGGATCACATTGACGCGATGTTCTCACGGACCGCGAATCGCACGGCCGCCGCCGCCGGTCGCTGGCAGGCGTTCGGATTGGCGTTCCTGCTGATTGCCTTATGGCTCATTGGCCTGCCGTTCGCAGGCTTCACCAACGCCAACTACTCACTGCTGGTCAACACCGTCACAACCATCGTGACGTTCCTGTTGCTGTTTTTGCTCCAGCACACGCAGACGATCAATGACAAGGCGATGCACTTAAAGTTGGATGAATTGATAGCGGCGGTCGGTCAGGCCGATAACCGGGTCATTGAGATCGAGAGCGCCGACGAAGCGGCGCGGGAAGAAGTCAGGCGGCAACACGCAACCATTTCGGCGCAGGCCGCCGACGAAAAGGGGTAGGCCATGAGCGACCGAACCAACCTCCCGGATTTCGCGACGATCGGCGACAGCGGACTTTACCGAAGTTCAGGGTATCTTTATGACGAATATCTCTTAGAGCTCCGGGGTGAGCGCGGCCGTCGCGTTTTGAATGAAATGATTCGCGGCGACGCGATCATCGGCGGCATCCTCTTCGCGGTGGACATGATGCTGCGCCGCCTCGAGTGGCGGGTCGATCCGGCCAAGGACGTTCCCAAGGCGCACGAATGGGCCGATCGCGTGGACAAGGCGCGCGCGGACATGGAACTCCCGTGGGTCGATACGATCACGGAAGCGTCGTCATTCATCCCTTGGGGCTGGAGCGTCCAAGAATTAACCTGGAAGCGCTGCGGCGGCCGCTCGGACGATCCGCTGAAGAACAGCCGCTACGATGACGGGCTGATCGCCTGGCGCCGGTGGGGCATTCGCTCGCAGGACACGCTCTTGCAATGGGAGTTCGACGGCGAGGGCGTGCCGTCAGCAATGGTCCAGCTCAACCCCTACATCGGCGCAACGAACACGATCCCACTCAACAAGTGCCTCCACTTCAAGACCGTCGAGCGCAAGAATTCACCGGAGGGCATTCCCGGCGTCCGCAATTGCTACAACTCCTGGTATCTGAAGAAACGCATTCAGATGCTCGAAGCGATCGGGATCGAGCGCAACTGGGTCGGCATTCCGATTGCGAAGATCCCCTCGGAGTACATGAGCAGCGGCGCATCGGCCTCCCAGCTGGCCACGCTCGCCATGATCGATAAGATCGTCACCAACGTGCGCAACAACGAGCAGGCGGGCATCCGCTGGCCGTCCGACCGGGATGAGGACGGTAATCCGCTCTTCGAGTTCGGCTTCTTGCAGACCGGCGGGGCGGCGACGATTGACACTGACCGCGTGATTCAGCGCCACAACCACGACATCGCCCGCGCGTTCCTGGCCGGGTTCATCTTCCTCAGCGACGGCCAGGGCAGCTACGCGCTCTCGGTCAATCAGACCGGGTTCTTTGCCCGCGCTTTGGGCGCCTGGGCGAACCACATCTGCGAGGTCATTAATAAATCGGCCATCGAGCCGATGATGCGCTACAACGGCGTGCCGGAAGAATTCTGGCCGGTGCTCAACCACGGCGAGATCGGCGAGATCGACACGACCACGCTGGCGGACAGTCTCTTCAACCTCGCGGGCGCCGGGCTGGTCGATACGGCCGATCCCGATCTGCGCGCGTTCGTCGCGAATGTCTTCGGGCTGCCGGCGCCGACGCAAACGCCGGAGCAGGAAGCCGAGGAAGAGGGCGCGGCGGACGTGGAGGCGTCGACGGGCAAAGTCGGCACGAAGGTGATGGAGAAAGACCCGCCACCGGAACCGACGACGCCCGCGGTGACCGGAAAGCCGAAGGTCGCGATGGAGGATCGGACCATTCAGGATGCGCTGGCGGCGTTTGACCGATCTGTCCCGGCGACGTTCCGGGGCTTGCTCAACGCGGAGGTGAAAGCGTGACTTATCTCGTTTTGCACGTGGATTGGACAGCCGGCAGATGCAACACCTGGCATGAAGTTTGGAGTGGCGTGCATATAGAAGGCGCAACGCATGCGGCGCGGCATTTCTCGTTGTTGAACGCGCTGCCGACGATCGTCGTGCAAATGAGAAGCACCGCGCCAGATCGGGCCGTACCGGTCGTTATCGGCGGTTTCGATGCGATTGGCAGCGAATGGGTTGCGGAGGTGCCCGAATGATCTTCCTGTGCCAGGCGCGTGAGGCGGTGTGGTGGTGGCTGGACCGGGTGCTGCTGGCGCATGTCCAGACGTTCGTGATGGAGCGCCGCTACAAGGCCGTCGATGACCGCGCGCGGCGCGAAAAGCGGGAGATTGCGGGATGAGCGAAATCCGCATCGTCTCGCTCAAGAAAATCACCGATTCAGTCCCGGCTCAATGGACTGGCGAAACCGCTTCGGGCCCGCTGGTCTACATCCGATATCGATTTGGTGCGTTGCGCGTTCATGTTGGTCCGGGGATTGACGAGGCCATTGAGCGAGACCCCGTGTTCGTCTGGGATGAGGGCGATGAGTACGACGGCTGCATGGACGAGGAAGAACTCAGAGAACTTCTGCCGACGTGGATCGTTCTCCCGGAGGTGATCGCATGACGAACCCAGCGGACGTGCTGACGGACATGCCGGACCTACCGGACCTACCGGACTGGATAAATAGCGATGCCTTTCGCAAGTCAGTCGAGTCGCTTGCGGGTCGGCTCGATAAGATCAGCCAACCCGATAAGCCGCTGAGACCTTGGAGTGTGGACCCGCCATTTGGCCTGTACGACTATGACGTTTCCGGCCAGGTCATGGTCGGCGAGCGTCGCGGGCGTTGGATCGTCCGCCTCTGTTGCGAGGTCTCCTAGATGAGCGCGCCGCGCCGGACGCTGACGGTCCCCTCTCGCGTTGGCGTCGTCACCGTTTCGTATCGGCCAAACGACATCGTCATGAGCGATTTCGACAATGCCGAGACCGATCCGCATGGCACGGCGGCGCGCCTGATCGTGTCCTGCGTCGCTCGCTGGAGCCTTGTTGACGCGGTGAGCGGCGAACGCTGGCCGATCAATCTCCACGGCGTGCGAGACCTGCAAGCGCGCGACAAGGGCAAGCTCGTGCTCGAAATCGCGATGGCAATCGCCAACGAAGAGCGCGTCCGGTTGACGGAGCTGACGAGCGACCAGCAAAGGATGAGCGCGTGAGTGAGAACAAGATGGTCAGCCAGCAGAAAATCGGCGAAATGACCCTTCGCAGGTTCCCCGATGGCGCCAGTGACATCATGGGCGAGCGGAGCGGCTACTTGAACATCGATGCGGAAGATCGAAAAGCGTTGGCGTTGGCGCTCCTTGACGGTTTAACCGGCGAAATGGTGAACGCGGCGGCGAAGCGGTTGATAGCTTTCGACCTCTACAACGGACGCGGTCATTGGACAGATGAAAGCTTGAACGCTGAAGCCCAAGAACACGCCCGCGCTGTTCTTGAATCGGCGTTCGCCGTTTTGTTGAACAATCCGTTTGCCGTGAAGGACTGAGCGCATGAGTGACGCGCCCGCCTACACCTGGGACCCGATCGCCCGGCAATATCGCAGCAACGACGGCACGGTCATTGCCGCCGCCGTGATCCTGGCGCTGCGCAACGCCATCGCGGACGGTGCCGGGAGCGAGTTTGTCGGAATCACGACGGCGTATCTCAAAGGCGACCGAACGCTTGCGTCCTGGGCCGATGCGTTCGCGGCGACGATCGTCGGCAGCGCGGCGGCGGGTTACCTGCTCGGCCGTGGCGGGACCAACGCGCTCACGCCGATCACGGACGATCCGCGCCTGCACGCGCTCACGGACTACCACCTCAAGGCGGCGCGCGGGTTCGGCGTCGACCTGGCGGCGAGCAACGTGGCGCTCGGAGACGGGTCGCCCGCGTTGGACGAGAATGGGGAGGTCATGGTCGACGACGCCGGCAATTCGGTGGACGAAAACGGCGATCCGATCCTTGATGAGAACGGCGATCCGATCAGTCTTGACGACGCGGCCGGCATGGCGGGGCTTGGACTGCTGGCGCGAGCGGCGTCCTACGACAGCGCGTCGCTCTCCGGTTACTCGTCGGGTCAGAGTTCCGCGTGGGGCGTTGATCTCCCAGAGACCCCGCCCGCGCACAGCCGGTGTAGATGTGACATAACGTACGATTCGGACAGCGACGGCCAGGTGATCGCGCATTGGCAGACCGCAGGAGATGAGCGGACGTGCCAGGTGTGCATTGCGCTCGAAGCGGAGTACAGCGACTGGCCAACCGGCGTGTATGGCGACGGCAGCGCGCTGGATGGGGGAGGCGAGGGCTGATGGGCAAGCGCAAGAGCACGAAGCCGCGCGTCTGGGTTGTCCTCTGCGGGAAATGTGACGAGGACACCGGCGTGAAGGCCGTCTATTCGACGGAGGAGGCTGCGCTCGCGCGCGTTGCCCGCGCGGGCACATTCGAGGGTTTCCGAGGACGAGAACCATACTGCGGCTTCCAATGCTTTGAGCTTGACGGCGAGCAGGGGGCGATCTGGGAATGATGGGCGACGGCGCCGGGACGCCCATCATCATCGAGCGGCGGACCGCGTGCCCGGTCTGTAAGCGCTTTCTCGGCAAGGCGATGATGCCCGAGACGCTCGCTGTGGGCGTCGTCAAGACGCACACCTATTGCGCGTCCTGCCGCAAATGGCGCTGGTGCGACGTGGCGATCGGTCAAATCAGATTGGAGTAGACGGGTGAAAGACATGGACGCGATGCGCTGGGAAGACGACGGCGGCCCGCCGATGCCGGAACCGGAAGAGACGGCGTTCATCGTCAGCAGCGGCAACGTCTGGGCTGACCTGTGCGACCCGGACGATGCGGAATGCCTGGCGCGCGCGGAACAACGGTTTGCCGAGGCGGAAGCGCAACGAGCAGCGGAGGAACGATGACCACGGCGGCTTGCACGCGCCGTCCAGACGTGCTAGCGTTCCCGTAGATTGCGCTTCGGCGCGGTCGCACCCACAACTTACGGCAAGGGCAAAGGCCCATCGGGTTGTACCTCAAAGGAGGATGAACCGATGGGCTTGTTTTGTCAGACGCCGAACCGCAGACAACCCCATTCACGGCGAGCGACGGGGATCTCCCCGATGCCTGCTACGCCTATATCCCCGATTCTGAAACCCCCTCAACCCGAAAACTGAAGCTCTGCGGCTCCGACGGCAAACCTGACAAAGGCGTGATCGCCGCCGCGAAGGCGGCGCTCGGTAAGGGTTATCGCGGCAACCGCGTCCAACTCCCCACCTCGGCCCGATCCGGCGTCATCGCCAAGGTCAACGCGGCCGCGAAATCCGTCGGCATCGAGCCGTTCTCGGCGAGTGAAGATGACGTCGATCCACTCGCCTTTGACGACGGCCCCACCCAAGCGGACGTCCATCAGGATGGCGCGATCGGCGCGGTCGGACCCATGGGCGCGCTCAACAAAATGCGCGGCCGCCTCAAAGGCAAGCTCCGCCACGGCCGCACGCTGACCCAGGACGACATCGACGAGGCGCACACGTTTGCCAAGCGCCACGCCGCGGCGATGAGCGAAGCCGACGAGACGATCGTCGTGGAGCACGACGAGGCGAACGACGGCAACGAGGTCATTGCTCCCATGGGGTATGGCGAACTGATCGAGAAGCCGGATTACCGGCTCTTTCAGGAGATCAAATCCGCCGCCGAGATTCCCGACCGCATTCACTATCTGCCGGTTCCCGGCACGTACAAGCACCCGTCTTACGGCGAGGTCGAGATCACGCCGGAGCGCAACGCGCGCTTCGTCGCCAATTTCAAGGACCGCATCTACGGGCAGGACATCCCCATCGACGCCGAGCACCAGACGAAGCTCTCCGGCGCCATGGGCCACATCAAAGAGCTCGTGCAAAACAGCGACGGCTCCGTCGACGCGATCCCCACGTGGACCCCGAACGGCCGCAAGCTCCTGAGCGACGGCGCGTTCCGATACTTCAGCCC